GGAAGTTGCCGAAACCCTCCCAAACGTCGTTCCACCAGGACACGAAACCCTCGGTCACCGAAGTCACCCAGTCCAGGAAGCCGCCCCAGATGTCGGAGAGGAACTTCACCACCGTGTCCCAGTTCATGACCAGCGCGACGATGCCCGCGATGAGTAGGCCGATGGCGATAACGATGCCTGCGATGGCGAGGCCAATGGGGGTCACCGAAGCCGCCCACATCGCAACACTGAGCGCGATGAATGCTGCTGCGAGAATCCCGACTCCGATAGCCAGGAGCGGCATGATGCCCTCGTTGTCCTGTATCCAGGTGAACACGGTGCCGAGAACGTCGACAATCCCCATGATCGCGGGCATGAGCGCTTCGACGGCTACCGCGGCCGTGTTCTCCCATGCGTTGCCAAGCTTGTTGAGGTTGCCGGTCAGTGTTGCCCCGGTCGCCTCAGCCATACCGCCATACGTACCCTCGAGCGAGTCGAGGATGACCGACTGTGCACCCGCCTTGTCCCCAACCGCAGTGAAGCTATCAATGAGCTTCTGCTGCTCATCATCGAGGATCACCCCGGCACGCTTCAACAGGCCCGCAGCCTCCGCAGGTTCAGCGAGTGCCTTACCCAGCGCCTCCCCAACACCCTTGACGTCCTTGCCCGCCGCGCCCATATCGTTGATCGCACCAACGGCACGCTCAAAGTTCCCCTGGCTCACATCCCCGAACTTCAGGACACTATTACCCGCCTCCTGCAACGCCTCCTCAGAGATGCCGGAAACCTGCGACAGCGCAAGCGTGTAATCCTCCACCCACGAGGTAGAGAACGCCGCACCCGTGTTGGCAATGAGCTGATCCGTCTGAGCACTGATCTGCTCACCGAACTTCAACTCATCCATGCCCGTCTGAAACACCTTGACGATGCCCGCCGACAGCACAGCCGCGCCCGCAGTGATCGCCACCCGAGCGCCCGCAGTGAACCGCCCACCCGTGCGCTTACCGGCTTCCTCGGCAGTCTTGTCGATCTGACTGTCACCGAAGCCCTGCTTCGTAGCGCCAGCCACCCCGTCCATCGAAGGGACGAGGCTGAAATACGCTGTTGCGAGCTCAACGCCTGCGGCCATTCTTAGCCTCCAACCAAGACTTCACATCGGACATATCGCGGGCCGTACCCATTGATCCGGTACGTGCCACGCCGCGCCCGAGGTCGCGGATCTCATCGGGGCTCAACTTGCGCGCCTGCGTCTTCGGCTTCGGGCGAGGCAGTGGCTTAGGCTTCCCGCCCTTGCCGCCCGCACGCTGCCAGTTCGCCGCGCGCACGCTATCCGCCACGATCGCCAACAGTTGTTCCGTGTCGGTCCACACATGCCCATGAACGGCACGAAACAGGACCGACGTCGGGTCTGCGAACTTCGCGATGAGCAACAGATCACGCCATGACAGCGCCTCAGAGCCGAGCCATTCCAGCCGCAACCCGAGGACGATCAGATGAAACTCAACGGCCTCCTCGAACTCGCGAACGAACTCTAGGAGGCCGAGGATTCCCCCACGCTGATGCCGGAATCGTCGCGGTACGCCTGGACGAGCCCCTGGAACTGCTCGCTGTCAAGAGTGCGAACCGCGTCCCGCACCGGACCCTCGGGGAACGGGAGCAGCATCTTCACCGACTCCGAAACCTCCGGGTCGGCCAGCTTCTCCGCGGTCCCCACGGGGAGGAACTTCAGCTTGGGGATGACGTGCTCCACGCCATCAACCTCGAACTTGAACTTGTTCTGATCCTTCGACGCATTCGAAGGGGGAACCTGATACACCATTAGCCGTCACCTTTTCTGCCGTCACCTGGGGTACTGCTGGGGTGGGTGGCGTGACGGCGAAGTTCTCCACCCACCCCATGTCTTTGTTAGGCCCCCACGTCCTCGAGGAACCAGTACGCCTTGTTGCCGGCCTCGTCGGGGTAAGCCGAAATCGTGATCGGGAACCCGATGGGCTCACCGTCCACGAACGAGATGTCGTCGGTGTTCGTGATCTGCGCCACCGGAAGGTAGATGCGGATCGCGGAGTCCCCGTCCAGAAGCTCGAAGACGTAAGACCGTCGCGGCAGTTCGGTGCCGTTGACGGAGACCGTCGTGACACCACCGACCGTCGCCACGTTGTCCGCACCGAAATACTCACCGAGAACCGCGGCGGACGTTTCGATGAGCGTCAGCGAGTACGAGAGCGCGTCGGAAGTCTTCATCACCCGCACCTCGTCACCACCCCAGGCGACCATCGTCTCCGTCTCGATCCCCTTCGTCTGGGTCACGCCCTCTTCCGAGACGTAACCGAGCGAGGCGAAACCGACATCAAGCGCGGTGGCAGCATCCGCCGGGGCGACAGCCGCAAGCGCACCCGCGTACACGCCACCCGTAGACTTCGGCTTGCCAACGCGCACGTTTGCAGCAGTAGGCATATCAACTCCCTTATGGATGAATCGCCGTCACCTTTTGAGGGATGGGTTCTAGATGGCGGTGCCGCGAACCCCAACGGACACCAGGCCCGTGTACCTGGCCTGCTGAGTAGCAGGATCAGGAAGATTGACCGGGCCAGTCGGATTGATAGGCCCGTAGAACTGCACGCCATCGACAACATCGACAGCGCGGAGGTATGCACGCACGCGCTGCGCGAGATCCTGCGCGGACGGCTCGGTCGACGCCCACGCCTCATACGTGATGAGTGCTTCATCGGTGACGAGTCCCGTGGTGAACCCGCCCGTGCGGACGATGCGAACGAACGTCGCAGGGCGAGGGGAAGGCACCTTCGTAGACACCGGCTCCGCGAGCAGCCCGTTCAGGTACTCGACTAGCAGCGCCTCAACATCGGGGAACTTGATCGCTTCCATTACTGCCGCCCCGCATCCAACGCTCGGGTCAACGTGCGCGACTGCGCCTCGGCTTCACGCGCCTCGTTCGTGACCGTGCGAACACGGACAACCGGTGTCCCACGACGGCCCGCCTGACGCGGTGTAAGTTCCGCCTCCACCCCATCGCCCGCGGCGGCGGCGATAGCCTCACCACGGGCCAGCAGTGCCTCGCCAACAGCGGCCTGACGCTGGAACTCCCAGTAGCCCTTGATGACGTGGAACTTCCACTTGACGTTCACCCGATCACCGCCCGCAGTGTCGCCACATTCGCGGCACGGTCGGCATCCGTGGGATGCACGAACTGACGTGTGACGCCTTCCACCTCGTACAGCACGCCTCGAGCGGTCACACGATCGCGTGCACCGAAGACGACAGTCGACGGAAGATAGACAGTGGGGGACGTGTCCACCCGGTCGCGTCCCGGTTCACGCGGCTCCGAAGTCGCCCCAGGATCGAACGCATACACACCCACCGAAGTCGCAGTAGCCCACGCCTCCACCGGGTTGCCGTGCGAATCCTCAGCGCCAGCCTCGAATGCCGCGTGGTCGACGTACTCAGATACAGTCCTCACGGCGACTGCACCCAGACTGTCGGCACCTTCACCCGATAAGAGCGAGCAAGAGCAACGTCATCCGGTGAAAGCCGGGTCGAACCACCCTGCGCCCACCCCGCATAGGTGTACTGGTCCGAGAACGGCCCCGTAGTCACACCACGCTGAGACACACCAGTCGCCGCGATGGGATCGACGGAGAGCACCTGACGGGCCGCATCAGCGACCGCCAAACGCACGAGATCCGGCGCCTTAGCACTGCCGTGTTCGTACTCCACAGTGACGAACTCATTCGAGGCCATGTCGACCGTCAGCCACGAACCCGCTGCGGTGTACTCCACCGCCACGGCGTCATCGTCAACGACTGACACAACCTCCACGAGCGGCGACTGCGGCAGATACACCCTGCCGCCGTTCACCTTCAGCCGCACCGTGGACGAACCCACCGTGAACCGCTGACCAGACTCACGCCTGAACAGTTCCGAGAGCTTGTCGAGGATCGCATCGACCCGACCAGCCTCAGCGGAGGTCAAGCTACGACCAAAGCTGGCCTCGACATCATCCTGTGATGCCAGTTTTACAACTGCCATGACGCCTCCGAGAGTTGTGACGGGCGGGGGAAGGGGTGGCGGTCCTCGTGAGACCGCCACCCCGGAGCCTGCTTAGGAAGCGGGCAGGTACGTCTGAACCGCGGTGGCGCGAAGAACCTTCGTGCCGTAGATGTTCAGCGCACGCACGTAGTCCGCGAACGCGAGCTCCATGCGGCCGGCCTCGACCTTGTCGATCTGACCGACGTAAGCCACCGAGGGGGCGTGGAAGCCGACAGCGCAGGGGCGCAGCGACGTGTGGGTGAGCAGCGGGTGCTCAACGACCGTGAAGCCGAGGAGCTTGCCGATGACACCGTTACGCAGTTCACCGTCGCCGGCGATGTCCGCCGTGGTGAGCTTCGACGACTCCGACAGGAGCAGCGCCGCGAACTCGGGCGAAACCGCGAGGATGCGGTCGGACGAGGGAACCTTCGCCTTGACGAGAGCGGTACGGATCGAGACGACCGCAGCGTACGCAAGCGCAGCCGTGGTGATCGCGCCGGTACCAGCCGAGGTGCCGTTCGTCTTCAGGTCGGTGAGCAGGTTGAGCTCTGCGTTCTCCGCGAGAGCCTTACCTGCGTCACGGGTGACCGGCTCAAACGAACCAGCCGACTGAACCCGGTCAACGTCATCGACCTTGAACGAGATCGCGTCTTCCTTGTTGATGACAAGCTGCACGCGGGTGTCCGACAGCGCGTCGATGGTCAGAGTGCGCGAGGTCGCGTAGTTCTGAATCGACGGGGTCGTGATAGCGGTCACGTTGACCGTGTTGCCCGAGGTCAGTTCACCTTCGTACTGGTGGTTGACCGCGGGGATGATGTACTGCGAGGACTTGAACGGCTCGAGGAGGGCCGCGGACCATGCAGTCTCAAGGAAGTTGGAAATAGCCATGAGTCACGCCTTTCAGGATTTGCCGAGAAGCTGATCCAGCCGGCCAGCGCGGCGGGCTGCGTTGACTTCTTCGGGCGAGAGTTTCT